ATTGTCTTTAATTTGTAAACCTGGGCCAGTAGACTCTATAACAGTGTAACCATTATTAGCAGATAATGTAATATTACCATTTAAGTTAGGATGTGTTGTACCAATTACAATACTATCACCAGTTGCTTTCAGTGCACCCGCGGCACTCAAATAAACCGTGGTTAAATTAGTATTAATATTAAAATTAACAGCTGAAGAAGTAGCAGTGCCTGCATAAGGTGCTTGACCGCCAATTGTTAATTGCTGTGCTAAAATACCAGGGTTGCCTAGAAATTCAATCTTATAACCGTTATTCGAATTGTTTACAGACGGTACATATATTGCAGGTACATCTTGCTCGTAAGCAGGATAAGAAGAGAAATATAAACTTGAATCGCTACGAGTACCGTAAAATAATAAACCTTCTGTAGATTGACCTAGTACCGGCCAAGAAGGTGCATCTGCAATTTTATAGGCGGTACCATTAAATATACCCGCTGCACCATTTACTCTATAAAATTCAGCCCAGGTACCACCACTAATAGTACCTTGTATATCATCAATAAACTGCGTACCTGGACCTTCAGTATAATGTCTAATATAACCGTTATTAGCAGAAAGTGTAATATTACCGTTTAATCTCGGGTTTAAGGTACCAACTAATATATTAGTTGCGCCAAGATTTAATATATCGTTCGTATTACCTAAAGTAGGCGGTAATGTAACAACATTTAAATTACGAGATGGTACCCCGTTTCCGTTTGCACTTAAAGCTGATACCTGATCATTTAAAACACTTATACTTGCACTTAATGCGGAAATCTGTGTTGAATTTACATTACCCGAGCCCGCGCTTAAAGCAGAAACCTGTGCATTTAATACATTTATATTTGCACTTAAAGATGTAATTTGAGACTGATATGCAACCGAACTTAAAGCCGATAATGCAGTGTTTAAGTTAGCAAAATTAGTGTTTAATATGCTTCTGCTATTCTTAAGAAAATCTAAAGGCTGTAAGACGGTAATTTGGGCCATGATGGGTTTATATTATTTAGTATAATTGGCTTGTTTGTTACACAGTAAGCCAACTGTATGTATTACCTTCCCATGTAAATGTACCATCTACCCAATCAATATCTATAGGGTTAATTGTTATTACATTGATACCACTCAATGCATAAGGTGGTTGGAAAGTTAATGCTGGTTGATATGTATCTTTTGATAAAATAGAATATCCAGCATCGTTAACTACAACAATATCGAAATATCCGCCATTTGCAGCATCTGCAGGGGCTTGATAATTAACTATCATTTTATTGTTGCTAATAATCCAATAATTTAAAGCTGGTACTAAATTATATAAAGTTGGATATTTTGCAGAAAGAGAAGGTATGGTAGAAAACGCTGAAAGAGTAACATAACCGTACGGATTACTATTATTACCTGTATAGTTATACGAGAACATACCAGGAACTGAACCACTCAAGTAAACAGCGTTTGTATAACTGTACATATTACCCAACAATGTACAAGTTCCTGAAAGACTTGTAGGGGTTAACCAGCGATCTGTAAATTGCGTGAACGGTCTTGCAGAAACTGTTACTGTTTCATTGTATGGGGTACCGCCTATTTCGTTTAAAGCATTATAAATTGAACCGTATGCACTTTCGTTAGCGGGTACCGCAGAAACTGCATAAAAGTTAGAATCAATTTTAAATATTCTACCAACAGGTGTTGAATCTGTCTTAAATAACCAACCTTTTATTGTAAAAGTGGTATCACAAGTTACTCTAGTTTTATCATTATCGTTTAAATCTATAGGGTAACCCATTTTTAAGTTACCATCCCAAAGAACTTCTGTTCTTATTTCGCTATTTGGCATAGCGTCGTTTTCTACAGAAATAACAAAATACGGATCACTCCATGGGACAAAATTACTTAAAATTTGATCCATATCAGTTTGAAATCTTGTTAGAATACTGATATTAACTGAAATATTAATAGGTAAAGGCTGTAACGTATGAGTACTAGCAGTGTCGGTAGAATTAACGTTATAATAGTAGCCACCAAGTTTATTAAAGACTCTAGTAGGGTCGCGAGATATTGAACCTATGCTAAATGCTACCACAGGAAGCGTTATTGTCTGCGCTTTATTAACCATGTCGTGTATTACTCTTTGTTTAGGAGAGTAAACATAACGCACTGCAACCGCAGCTCCTGGGTTGCGCTGATTATCAAAACGTTTTACTACTGCGCCATCGAAAGCTTGCAAGAATTGTGTTAATAAATCCTTGATCTCCCAATGGTAATTATACCTTTGCATAAGGTATACTTACACTATTCTATCTAAGAAATGTTTTGGTAATATATTTCTATTTTCAGTTATGGTTTTTTTAGCTAAACCATCAACAATATACGTAATACTCTCATCTTCTTTAGTTCTAGTACATCTTCCAGCAGCTTGGATTAAAGAAATAAGCATTTTCATACGGTACCAATCCGGATCCTTCTCTAAAAGCATGTCAATTCTCTTATTTGCCTTAGATGGATATGGTAATTTTATGATAATTTGCCACTTTCCTAGATCTCCCTTAAGATCTAACCCCATAGTTAATGAGGGGCTTATTAAAACAGTAGGATCCGTTCTAATAAAATGCTCTCTTACTATAGTTTCATTGGTGGTACCCTCTTCTCTATACAGGTACCTACGACCGTTTAACTTATTTTGTACTTCTTGAGTAATGTCAAACGAGTGAGTATGTATAATTCCCTTTTCATCTTTGTGATGTTCAGCAATTTTTACTACTTCACTAATAACTTTGGGTAAATTTTCTTTCTTCGTCTTATAACTTAACGGGTATTTTGAACCGAGATAAATCGGGCTCTTTTTCGGGTCGAAAGTTGACTGTAATTCAATGTACTTGTAGTCTTTTATACCTAAGTTTCTAGCAAAAACATCCCGGTCTACAATAGTAGCACTCATTAACACTACAACATCAGCAAAACCGAACAAACAATTAGTGAGTTTGTCGATTTTAAGTGGTGTAACTAGCACTTTTTCAGCATCCTTTTCAACTATATACTGAGCATCTTCCCAATGATTAACAGTATGTACAATAGATTCGTAAATGTCTTTACGCTGCTGTTGTTTTATAAGCTCAGCTTTATGTTTTTCATAACGAGGTCTATCAGAAAATTCGTCAATAGCGTTTTCTAATGCAGAACAAACATCAGATAACCAACCTAGTACTTTTTTGGGTACTTCTGAAGTAAGCTTGTCAATACTAACACCAAGATAATCAAATTGTCTATAATTTATGTATGTGGAAAAGTTTTTAACAATTTCATCTTCTACTTCTGACGCTTCATCACAAATAATAATTTGACGTTTCTTTAAATGATCAGGTAAGTTAAAGAAAGATGCGTAGTTTAATACAGTAAATTTCTCAATTAAAGCAGAGTTACGTGTTTCATAATAAGGACAAATACAATCACCCCAGCACTTTTTCTTTAAATTAGGTGAAATTACACATGGTGCGTGATCTACAGTAAAATCTGGTTCGATTTCACATTGGTAATTGGTCTTACCTTTAAAGATAACGCTATCTTCAAACAGTTTACCGTATTGATCTTGTAATGCTTTAGTAGTGGTTAAAGCGAAAGCACCATGTGGTGCAAATCTACCAAAAGCACCCTCAAAATCTTTGTCATAGCCTTGATAATTTTCGACTAATTTAGTGTATTCTTTATCAGCTTCATTAGTGGTATTAGCTAATGTTTTACTAAAAAAAGACTTTCCAGAACCAGTAGGCGCTTGTATAATAATATACTTTGTACCCGAATTTATAGCTTCCTCTATCTGAGTTAACCCAGAAATTTGATGCTCTCTAGGTTCGCAGTTTTCAGGGAAATAGCTTAAAATTGGTTTGTCTATCTTCATTAAGTTAAAAGATAGAGTATACGGTACTCTCTCTAAATTACAAGGACGAAATCGTTAAAACACTATCATAAAACCGACTATTTTTGACTTTTGTAACGCCTTTAATAGCTAGTAACAAGTCATAATCGTTTTCTGCTAAAGTTTCCAATCTATAATCAAATACTACTTTATCATTAGTTCCTTCCGCTGCATATGGAAACGGAATTTCAAATGTTTCTTTCTTTTTCTCGTTAACTACAATAAACGACAAATAGTTGCCGGATAGTTTATATAAGAGTAGCTTACCGCTTTTATAAGTTTTATGTTTAAAGTTAAAAGCGACTTCTCTTTGCAAGAAAGGTTTAATTAAATTGTCAATTTTTTCGGTCATGAATGCATGAATTGTACTTTTTGTGCTTGAGACATCTTCGATAGAACTCTATTAAAATATTCCCAAAATTCATCGGGCGGTGTAGTTTTAATAGCTCTTACTATTTCAACGTTTTCAGCTGGAATTAAACGAAAGTCTTGCATGAAGATATCCCATGTCATAACTAAGCCTTTTTTCTGCGGGCTAAAATCTAACCTGTTAGGAGCTCCATGAAAGTTTAAAGCTAAGCGACCTGGCGTACTATAAAGTAATCGAGTATCGTTAGTTGCTAGCATTCTTCTTTGAGTGTTACCAGGTAAAGGGCGCCTTCTTAAAAATTTAAGCTCAACAGCGTGAGTGTTGAGTATTTGTATAAGAGCGCTTTGGGTCATACATATTACTTAGCGGGTTTGGCACGGCCAAAGATACGTTGTTCGTTGAGAAACACTATGTTTTTTAACCCATTCATCTTTGCGCATTTAATGCCAAAGTTACTTGGAAAAATAACATATTCTCCTACCTTGGTTTTACAACGAGGTCCAGCGATAACAACCTTAGCTACACGCCAAGCAGACTGTACCATGTTGACCGGTACGAAAATACCCTCTCTTAAAACTGCCGTGTTATCATCATTACAATCTGCAAATTGACACATCATAATATCATCTAAAAGAGTATCTAAATGCCAGTCTGAAAGGTTAAGATCAGAACCTAGATAATCATCAAGCTGTACCATACCTCTAACATTATCTGTTTCGATGTCTTCATTAGCTTTTAGAGCTTTTTCACGGTCTTCAGCGTTTAGACCTTGTGCTTTTAAGTCTCTTTCGATTTTATGTGTTAGATTTTTCTTCATTTGGTATTTTTAAATTAAATTGCTCTATATACAGATTTACTTCTCTACTAGAGATTTCAAGGTTGTTGGCAATCTTTGTGATATTTGCAGTGTTCTTTTTTACAGTCTCTTTTTTAGTTTTTTTTATGTAAGATAAACGCTTAAATTTACATTTTGGTATAATAGTATCTAATGCTGCATACCAATCACTATTATTCTCATAAACGTTCCAATATCTATTGGTAGTTTCATTTAAAATAGTAGTAATAGACGTAGAATACATCGTACACCAACGTTGAATAAGAAATGGTTGAAATTCCTTGTTCTCGTTAATATTATCCGTATCTACGCCTACTTTTTGTTTATACAATAAGCTGTTTAATTGATCGAACATTAAACAATTACCTTAGAAGTAGCAACAAAAATATTATCTACCATTTGATAAAATTGTTGATGTACTTGTAACTGGAATTTCTCTGCATCTGCAGGCGAAAGATTAGTACTATACGCAAAAGCAGGAGCTTGTTTACCGGCTGTAATATTAATACCAGTATGTCCAATAGCTACATTATCCTTAGAGTATGTAATACTGACTGAAGCTTTACCTTTTTGCTGAACAATACCACCCTGAGTAAATTCTCCGTGTACAATTAAGTCATCACCTTTCATTTCGATAGGCTTTTTAATATATGTATGTAAAATATTAGCAATCGCTGTATTGAATAGTCGCTGAAAACATACTGCACCGAATGGGTCTAAATTAGGTATTTCCCAACAGAAGTTAATCATAGAATCGCTATAGATATAGTCTTTTTCTAATGAATCTTCTAAATCAATAAGGTTTAATGTAACTTCCACAGGAGCTACATAGCTAACAATATTACCCACCGCCAGAGTCTTGTCTCTAAAATACTTATAAGCAAAACGCTTGTGAATAAAATCGCCGTTATATATTTTTTGATCTGTAATAATCATAGTAGTATTGTATTATAAAAATTAATATTGTCCAGTCCTTGCTTTGTTAATAAACCAGTCCTGACCGAGTTTAAATTCATCTGAATAGTTCAGTAGACCTGGCGAGGCATGAGTTACGTTAATGTTTGTTGTACCAAGCTTTAATTTAGCTTTGTTACATTGTAGACTAAAATCTAAATCATAAAAATGGAACTTAGCGGGGCAAGTTTCATCAAACCTTATACCAGCTTCGTGTATTTTTTTAGGGTTAAAAGCTAAAAATAAGCCATCTAACAGAGC